CATCGTCACCGCTCAGCTCGCCTCGATAATCCGCTCGTACGACGCCCGGGAGGCCGAGTGCGCCCGCCTCCAGGCCCGCGCCGAGCGAGCCGAGGCGGCCCTGCACGAGCCCCTGGAGCTGGAGCGCCGGTGCCTGACCTGCGACCAGCGCCTACTGCAGCACGGGACGCACACCTGGTGCGAGCGCTGCGAGTCCCGCGAGTCGCAGCGGGTGCGCGGTCGAGACGCCTGCGAGGTGCCCCATGTCTGAGCGTCTCATCGCAGCCAGGGGCCGCACCTACCGCGTCATCCGTGACGGACAGAGCGCCCACCTTGAGGTGTTCCACCCCAGCGCCGGCTGGACCGCCGTCTCGGGTCACGAGGCGGTCGGCATCCTCGCCGAGCACCTGGACGCCATCGAGGACGCCGCGCTTGACCTCGCCGAGGCCGCTGTCGAGGGCTACCTGCAGGGGAGGCTGTCGTGAGGCCCTACCCCCTCGCCCTGACCCTGGGCCGGCCCCTGTGCTGGACGGTCGCCCGGGGCGTCACCGGGACCGTCCGCCTGATGCTCACCCAGGCCCAGCGGACCCTCTGTGCCCCTGACCGGCTCGTGCTCATCCACAGCGCCCACGTCGGCGACCCCCAGGCCCACCGCAGCCTGCTGGCCGTCTGCCGCGAGGCGGGCATCACGGCGCCCGACCGCGACACCCTCGGCCACGACGAGTGGCGGGGAGTCGCCCAGATCGTCCGCGTCATCGACTCGGCCCAGACGGTGCTGCACCTCCGCGGCCTCCACGTCTTCAGCCCGGCGCCCTACTGGGGCACCCCGGGCCCGGACGCTCAGCGCCTGTGGCTCCCGACCGAGGAGACGGCCCGGAGCCTGCTCGACGAGTGGGAGGCCCAGACGGGCCAGAGGAGGTCCGCATGACCTGGGCCCTCATCGCCTACGTCCTCTCCCACATCGGCATGTGGTGGCTGGGCTGGGACGCCCACCGCAGACGCAGCAGCCCGCCCGACGTCACGCAGCACGCATCTCTCAACCTCAACAGGAGCAACCGCCGATGACCACCAAAAAACAGCAGCCGCTGCCGACGCGCCCACGCCACGAGCTTCCTCTCTTGGCGACCATGCCGAACGTCTGGAGCAACGCCCACGCCGAGGCGAGGCTCGACGGATTGCACATCAGGTTTTTCTACCTCATCCACAAAGACGCAGAAGCGCCGTGGACCGAGGTTGCCAGTCCGAACGACCTCGCCCGCTGCGCCGATCGTCTCTTCAGGGTGACGGAGGGGCTGCGATGAGGCCGACCTTTCAGAAGGCCACGAAGAAGTCCGCCAAGTTGCGCTTGGGCCTCTGCGGCCCCGCGGGCAGCGGTAAGACGTACAGCGCCCTCGCCATCGCCAGCGGCCTGGGCAAGCGCATTGCCGTCATCGACACCGAGCACGGCAGCGCCTCGCTCTACGCCGACAAATACAGCTTCGACACCCTCAACCTGGAGTCCTTCAGCCCGGACGCCTACGTGGAGGCCATCAAGGCCGCCGAGTCCGAGGGCTACGAGGTGGTCGTCATCGACTCGCTCTCGCACGCATGGATGGGCAAGGACGGCGCCCTCGAGCAGGTGGACCAGGCGACCAAGCGCTCGGGATCGAAGAACAGCTACTTCGCATGGCGCGACGTGACCCCGAAGCACAACGCCCTCGTCGAGGCCATCGTCCAGTGCAAGGCGCACGTGATCGCCACCATCCGCTCGAAAATTGAGTACGCGGTGGACAAGGACGACCGGGGCAAGGTGTCGCCCCGGAAGATCGGGACCGCCCCCATCCAGCGTGAGGGCATGGAGTACGAGTTCAGCGTCTGGGGCGAGCTGGACCTGGAGCACAACTACATCGTGTCCAAGACGCGGTGCTCTGTCCTCACCGGCAAGGTCATCCACAGCCCGGGCGAGCAGCTGGCGCAGACGCTCAAGACGTGGCTGGAGGCGGGCGCCGTCGAAGCGCCGCGGCCCACCTTCACCGCCCCCGCGACCCAGGCTCCGGTCCCCGAGAGAAGACCCGTGGACGCCTCCGCCATCCGGGAGCGCATCGCCCAGGCCCAGGACCTCGCCGCCCTGGAGGCGGTGGGAGCCGAGGTGCGGAGCCTGCCCCAGGCCGAGCGCGAGGCCCTGCGGAGCATCTACACGCAGCGCAAGGCCGAGCTGACCAAGCCCGTCGAGGCCCCGAAGGAGGTGCAGCCGTGAGCGCGCCCCACATCATCAAAGCCAGGACACTGACGCTGCACGTCGACGTGACGTGCGACGGATGCCAGACGAAGTCCAAGGGCAAGATTTTCATCAGGACGAACTTCGAAGGCCTGGTCGCCGAGGTGAGCGCGCCGGACGGGTGGACGTCGATTGTCTCCAGTGCGCCAGAGCACGGCGCCGACGGAGACGTGCTGACCAATGACTTCTGCCCGACGTGCGTGATCCGCGCCAAGGCCCCCGAGGTGCAGCCATGAGGAGAAGACACGGCCCCGGGGCCACCGCCCCGGACCCCACCGCACCTCAGCAGGCCGAGCGGGTGTACTCGCGAGACGTGGACCCCGAGCAGCGCATGGGGCTCCTCGACGGGATGCTGCAGGAGGCCGCCCGCATCGCAGCCCAGATGGGCGCCACCCGCGAGGAGTGGGCCGCCGCCCTCCATCGGGAGATCCAGCGATGACTCGCCGCCCGACTCCGCCGCAGACGCTGGTGAGGGCGGCCGAGGGCGACCGCCCCGACGCCAGCCCAGCCGAGCAGCTCGCGTGGGCCCTCGCCGCCGCCCGGAGGGATGCGCTCCTCCGGGCTCGCGAGGAGGCCCACACGCTGGCCTACATCGCGGAGGACCTGGTGCTGGTGCTGTCCCAGCTCGCCAGGCCCGCCGCATCCCCCGAGGACCAGGCGCAGTGCCTGGTCCTCATCGCAGCCCACACCGCCCAGCTTCGCGCCGACCTGCCGGAGCTGCTCAAGACCCTTGACGAGGTGACCCGATGAAGTGCGACCGAGACGCATGCCCGAACCAGGCCCTGAAGGGCGACCGCTACTGCAAGGACGCGACGTGCCTGCGGGCCCGCGAGGCGCTGGCCAAGCGAGCTGCTCAGCAGGCAGCGACTCCGAAGCGGGAGACGGGCCCCATCGTCAGCCGCGACGAGGAGGCCGCCAAGGCCGCCAGCAAGTCCAGAGCGCCCGAGCCCCCGGACGAGGATGAGCCTCTGGACGACCCCTGGGAGCCCTCGCTGAACGGCGACGAGGACGACGAGGACGAGAAGCCCAAGGGCAAGCCGGGCCCCAAGCCGGGGCAGACCAAGGGCCAGCCGCGCCAGCGCGACTTCAGGGGGCGCTACTGGCAGGCCGTCATCGAGCTGGAGCTCAAGCTCCTCGAGGAGGCAGTAGCTGCCGGGAACAGGCGCATGGACCTCGCCGCAAAGTGGCTGGGCGTCAGCAAGCTGGGCCTCAAGGGGCTCATCAAGCGCACGGGCTTCGACGCGGACAGGCTGAAGATGAGTCAGGAGGAGAAGGCCGCTCGTCTCCAGGCCCACATGGAGCGCCGGACCCTGGAGAAGCTCATCGCCAAGACGACCAGCCCCAAGGCCAAGCAGGCCCTGGAGGAAGCCCTCGCGGCCCTGGAGGCCGCATGAGCGCCACCGTCCGCGAGTACCTCGCCCGTCCCCGCCAGCAGCCCGACCCGAGGGTGCTGGCGCTGCTGGAGGAGCTGGGGCGAGGCGTGACGCCGGAGCGCGAGGCCGAGATCGTGGCCGAGCTGGAGCGCCTGGTGGTCGTCGAGGTTCCGGCGGAGGGGCTGCACTGATGGCGACCAAAGCCCAACTGGAGGCCCAGGTGCTGAAGCTGGCGCAGGCTCTGCTCGACGTCAGCAAGCAGCCAAGAGGAGGTCGAAGTGAGCACGCCACTGGAGCGGGCCGTGGAGCTGATCGAGACGGCCCTCGGCGACCTCGACGACTGGCAGGAGCAGAAGAACGGGCGATTCTATGCGGGTGAGCTCATCGGGCTCTGGCGCGACCTGGCCGCCGAGCAGGGTCGCCCCTTCGAGGAGGTCGCCAAGGAGCGGGCTCTCCACATGCGGTCGAGCGTCATCCGGAGCCACGTCTGCGAGCGCTGCTGGGCGGTCCTCGACGACTCGCAGGAGTACAGCGACCCGGCGACCTCTGACAGCTACGCGCCCAGCGCCGCCTTGGCCTTGGCCCACCGCCTCAAGCGGTCGTCGATGCCGTTCTCGCCCCCGTTGATGCGCCTCGTCATCTGGCGGAACGCCTCCTCGGTCCCGATGTCCGCGAGCGCGTTGAGCCCGCGCGTGGTCCAGTACCAGGCAGCCACGCGAGCGGCGACCTCGGGCCCTGCGGCCAGCGCCGGGTCAGCCTCGAGCGGCAGCCCGAGCGCAGCGCCGGCCCGGGCGTAGTTGGCCCGCCCGGTCAACTGGATCCACCCGCGCCCCTTGTAGCGGGGGCCGTCGCCGGGCTGGGTGTTGCCCAGGTCGTGGCGGCCCTCGTAGGCCTGGCCGCTGGCCTCCTCGACCATCGCCTTGAGGCCCGCCGACTCGTGGGCCACCTGCGCCAGCAGTGCCGCCGCCCGCTGGGCCGTGGTGATGGAGGCCTCCGCGAGCATCCGCTGGACGTGGGGCAGCAGAGCCCGGGCGTCCTCGCGGGAGAGCTCGTATACGGCGCGGTAGAGTTGCTCCTCGGTGAGCTGGAAGATGGCGACGGTCACGGCGTGGGGCTCGGCTGCGCCACCGTGACGAGAGGGCGGCCCGAGGGCGTCGTGGTCACCACCTTGTCGGCAGGGCCCTTGGCCTCGGTGGGCTCCGCCGCCGAGCTGGGCGACGCCGCGACCTCCGCCTCCACCGCCACCCCGAGGCGCTCGAGGAGCTGCTCGTCCGTGAGCTTGAGGCTGGCCTTGACCGCGTCCAGACCGAAGCTCTTGACGTAGTCCAGGGCGCTCTTGATCGCCGCGTCCTTGAGTCTCTGGGCCTCCTCGGGGCTCAGATGATCCGGGAGCTGGGGCCGGATGGTCTGCTCCACGCTCGCGACGCCCTGCCGGGCCCCGTCCGTGATGGCGAGCAGGTAGTGCCGCACCCTGCCCGCCTTGATGTGGGAGATGGCGACGGCGACCAAGTGCAGCAGCCCGCCCAGGAGCAGGAAGACGAGCCCGACGAGGACCGGCAGCACGACTGGCCCCAGCGTGCTCACCAGCCACCCGACGAGCGCCGCTTGGGCGCCTCCACCGGGCGCCGGGGCGATGACGCTGGGCTGCTCGGCCAGGGCGACCGAGGGCAGCAGGAGGAGCACCGCGACGGGCCAGCGCCTCGCCAGCAGCGTGCCCACCACCGACAGAAGCAGCATCGGAGGAGCGGCCCAGCCCGGATGGCCGGAGTACTCGCCCCAGGCAAAGACCAGCATGGGCAGGATGACCATCAGGGCAAAGAGGACGACGAGACGAATTTGCATGTGACACTCCTTACTTGTGCGACTTCGAGGGGGCCGGAGCCGGGGCGCCAGGGCGGATGCCCGCGTGGACCTCGAGCACGGCGATGCGCTCGCGGAGGTCGCTGATCGTGGTGAGGATGAGGTCTAGCTTCACGTCCATCGAGTCGAAGTGGCGCCGCAGCAGGTAGCCGGTCAGCGCGACCAGGCCGCCGATGAGGCCGCCGATGACGTAGATCGCAGTCCGCAGGGCCTCGATGTCGAGCGGGCTCATCGCTTGGGCTCCTTCCGCTTCACCATCGCGGGGAAGGGGTCGGGGCTGACCAGGTAGCCGCTCATCATCTCGTCCACGCCCTCGTCGGTGCTGAGGCGGTCGGCGGTCTGCTTGCCGAGGATGAGCGTCAGCAGGCGGTGCTGCTCAGGGGTCGGCTTCGGGTACTTGCTCATCGCTTGGCCTCCTCCTTGATGTCGCACTCGGGACAGAGGTGGCGGTCCCCGACCGTGTGCCAGCAGCCCGTGACGACGCGGCAGCGGTGGCAGCGGACGGTCCCGGGAGGCGGAGGAGGCGGGGGCGGGTCCTGCCGCTCGACAGCGGCGCGGAGGCGGTCGAGGTCGCTCATCACCACACCCCCTGGTCGGCGGGCTGCCCCCCTCGCCCAAGCGAGGCCAAGGCCGCGTCCGCCCGGCTCGCGTGCTCATCGCAGAGCGGCAGGGTCTGGACGAGGGCGCCGCCCCACTCGGTCAGGTCGATGATGGCCGACGTGGTCCGGGTCGCCTCGCGTGGGCACCCGAGGGCATGGCAGTAGTCCGGCGCACGGTCGCTCACAGCGCACCCCCATCCGCTACCAGGCAGGCAGCCGGCCACCGGGGCTCGACGCCCGCGAGCACCACGCACGGCACCGGCTTGCACCCGCTGCCGCTCCATGTCCCCGGAGACAGGGCCTGGCCCATCGGAGCCGGTCCCGCGTCACCGCGCCCGCTCGGATACAGCGGCGGCGTCCACAGGCACGTCGGGCCCGAGCTGCAGGCGCAGGCCCAGGGGGCGTCTGAGCGGTCCTCGGTCCAGGCCTCGATGACCGGGTCGTTGACGGCGCAGGGCGAGCTCGTCTCGTCGTCGTAGACGATGAACAGGCCCGGGACCGAGAGCGGCCCAGGGTCGCCACCGTCCCCCGGCACAGCGCAGACCCTGGCCCGGACGTAGGCCTGTCGTCCAGCGTCTGCGATGCCCACCGCCCGCTGAGCCTCCGGGCTGGCTAGGGCGGTGCTCCAGACGGCGTAGCTGCCCGCTGGAGCGACCCCGGCCCGGACGTGCCCCGCTCCGGCCTCAGGGCCAGGCGAGAGCAGGCCGAGCGCCACCATGCCGAGGGCCACGGTGGCGGCGAGAGCTGCGCTGGCTTTGAGTCCGTCGGTGGTCGTCATGCACTCGCTCGAATTGAACAACCGTGGTTGTGCAATTCCCAGTTATTAACACGCCCGCCAAGCTACCGACACACTCCAGCCCGCTTGCAGACCTTCACCTGCGAGATGGCCACGCCTGCCCCGGCGCTCGAGGTCCCGCCCAGGTAGAGCGGGGTGCCCGGCGAGGGCGTCGAGGCGCTGGAGCCTGAGGCGCTGTGGGTGCCGTCGGTGACGCGGTACTGGCCGCCGGGCGTGTACCAGGCGTCGAGCGTCTGGGCCGTACCGGCGCTCCAACCCAGGGTGCCCGTCGTGATGTCGTTGCCTCCGACGAGCCAGTTGAGAGCGCCCGAGCTGGTGGCGAGCACCAGCTCGTTCGCCGTGGTGCTGCTGACGAGCGTGGCGTCGACGCTGGAGGCCCACTCAGGCGTGAGGACGAGGTGCAGCGAGGCAGCGCCCGAGCCCAGGACACTGGAGGGCACGGAGAGGACGTCGGCGGCCCTGGCTGTGGCTGTCGTGGTGGTGGGGATGAGCGAGGAGGCCCACGGCCCGGCCTCGAACTGCCCGCCCCAGAGGTAAGCCGTGCCCGCGCTGGTGTTCGACATGCCGCTGCCCGAGGAGCGGTCACAGCCGATCCAGGCGTTGGCGGAGTGCCCCGCCGTGCCCGTGACGGTCAGAGCGCAGCGGCTCCAGGTCGTAGTCCATGTGCAGAGGACGTTCCCCAGGTAGCTGCCGCTGGTGGTGTCGTAGGCGTACAGGTACGCAGCTACCGTGCCGCTCGTGGCCCGGCCCCAGATGCTGAACGTGTTGCCACTGGCGCTGAGCGTGAACCCAGTCTGGCCGATGATGCTGTACTGCCCAGCCGTCACAGCCGGGAAGGCGAGTTGGTCAGCTGCAGACGTCCCATCTGGAGCCGTCGCGGCGTTGGCCGTGACGGTGATCGCCGATGCGCCGCTCGCCGCCTTGGTCCAGGTGTCGAGCGCTGCCGACTGGGCCATGGCGTTCGTCCGTCCAGGTTCGGTCAGGCAGCCCGTGTAGCCGCACCGCAGTTCGCCGGAGAGGGCGTTGACAATGTGCCCACTGGCCGTCTCGTAGGTCGCCGTCGAGGCCCTGGAGGCCGTGAGGGCTGGACCGATGGCGGGCGTGGGCGGAGAGCTCCAGCGCCCGCTCTGGCGATAGAGCGCCAGCACGTCGGAGGCCGACAGGGCGGCGGAGAAGATCGCGACGTCGTCGAGCGACCCAGCCAGTCCGTTGCTCTTGCCCTCGCCGCACCCGAGGAAGATGTTTTGAGCAGCGCCCCATGCGACGTTCGGGGCGGCCAGGCCGGTGGCGGTGTCAGTCAGGACGCCATCGACGTACCAGCGCAGGGTGCGAGTGGTCCCGCCTCCGGTGCTGGTCACGGTCGCCGCGTAGTGGTGCCACTCGCCCGCAGTCACCCCGCCCGCCGTCGTCATCGTCGTGGTGGCGTAGGTGCCGCTGCCGGTCGCCCACTGGACGATGTGCCGATAGGACGAGGAGGCGTCCATGATGACGAGGAAGGAGCGTGCGAAGTTGCTGGTGTTGTCGGAGACGACCAGCTCGTCCAGGTATGTCTCCGAGCCGTAGCGGCTCGTGCCTCGGTTGAGCCAGAAGGCGATCGTGTACTCGCCCAGCAGCGTCGAGTTCAGCGCCGCCGGAGAGGTCCCATAGGCACAGTCCGCCGTCGCTCCCGAGGACGTGGCGCCCCGGAAGTAGCCAGCCTGCGCGTAGACGCCGTTCGACTCGCCGATGGTGTCGTTGACCGACAGGCCCGTGACGGTGCCGACGCTGTCCGTCGGAGCACCGCCGTCCTGGTCGAAGTGCCAGAGGACGACGGTGGAGGCCGTGACGCTGGAGGCGGCCGGAGCGGCAGGCGTCCAGGACAGCGAGGGCGTGCCCACGGGCCCGAGCTGGTAGACGCTCCCAGGTGCAGCCTGGTCGGCGCCGAGGGGGTAGACGAGCCCGCCCGGCGCCGCCTGTCCGGGGAGCGCGAGCTGAGCCAGGAGGAGGGCCAGGAGGGCGGTGTGCATCAGGCAGCCCCCTGGCTCTTGACGATGAGGTCTTGAGTAGTGCGCCCGCCGCGCTCGGTCGGTGCGACCGAAGCATCGGCAATCGGCACTCCATCGAGCGAAAGGTTAAACCCGTGAAAAGCTGCAAAGCGCTGGATGGACTTCAACGCACAGACCGGGCAGTAGCTCGCGGCGGAGTTCAGCCACCCAATCGGATTGCCAAACTTCGGCACCGGCAGCATGTCGTGTCCGTGGAGACGCCTGTACTCCTCTCGCTCCTCCGCTGAAGGACCGTGGAAGGAGCACATCAGGGCGTCGCCATCCCCGAGCACTCGAAGGCCGTCCACATCGTGGAGGCCTCGGTGCTGGTGAGGTAGGGGATGGTCTGGTCGCCGATGGGGTACGAGACGCAGTCGCCCCAGGCGAGCCCCGGCGAGGGATTGGGGCCGCCATCGTAGTAGCTCAGCCCCGCGTCGACCGCCCCGGCGTCGACGTAGAAGCCCGCATCCACCGGGTACTGGCCGAAGGTGTACCCGTCAGCGCGGACGGTGAGGATCGCCGTTGCGCTCGAGGTCGCCTTGCTCTGGCAGACGGTGATGTAGCGCCGCCCACGGAGCTGCCCCTTCGAGTTCGTCACGCCCGTCGCGTATGCCGTCGAGGCCGTCGAGGCGAGCGCGGTGGGCGTGGTGCCGACCGTGCCGCTGGTCTGCAGCCAGGTGGCGCAGGCGTTGGCCGTCTGGCTCTCGGCCTCGGGGGCCATGACCAGCGCTAGGGCAAGGGACACAGCAAGGACTGCGAGGGCAGCAAGGCGGGTCGTCTTCATGTCGGCTCCTTGGTGATGTGCATATCACTAAGGAGCGCGCTTCACCACTCAGAGGCTTTTGTCAAGGCTGGCCGTCGAGAGGCCAGCCCGGGCCCCCGCCGTGCTCGGGATGGGCCTGGACGGGCCGGGGGCTGGAGCAGGCGCCTGCTCCTTCGGTGGCGGGGTGGCTGCGATGCTCCGGGCCGTCTGGCTGACCGGGCTCACCGGGACACCGAGGAAGAGGTCGACCTGGGTCTGGAGGGCGACCGGCAGGGGCTGGGTCTGGCGGGTGAGCGAGTCGCGCAGCTCGCTGCACATCCGCCCGTAGAGGTCAGGGTGGGTGGTCTTGAGCGCCTGGACGGTGGCCGGGGTCACGGTGTAGCGGCGCAGGTCGTTGAGGACGCTCAGGGGCTGGGTGACGGCTCGCTCTGCGGCCTCGTAGCGCTGGCGCTCGGTGTCGCTGGGCACGTAGGTGCGCTGAGGCATGGGCGAAGGCGGCCTCGGGTCCTTCGGGGCGACGCTGGCCAGGTACTGGGCGGCCCGGGTCGAGGCGGCCACCATCTGGGCGGCCACCTGGGGCGCGTGCTGGTGGAGCAGGGGCGATGCCTCGGCGATGCGGGAGGCGAGCGCGGCAGGGTCTGCAGCCAGGGCGCGGACCTCGGCGATGCGGCGCATGGTCGAGGCGCCCGACGTCTCGAAGGGCTTGCGCGGTGCTGCGGAGACGGCGACGGCCGGCGCTCGGCCGCCCCTCGAAGCCACGACAGCGTCAACGGTCTCCCGGATCGTCCTGGCGACGTCGGCGCCCCTCCGGGCCAGCTTGGCGACGGTTGCGCTCTGCCCTCCTCGGGCGACAGAGGCCAGGCCCATACCGAGCGAGACCGCAGGGGCGGCCACGCCGAGGGCATGCAGGGGGACGCCCAGGCTGTGCCCCAGGCCCATCGCCCCGAGGATGCCGCCGTGCCCGAGCGACTCCAGGGCGTGGGCGAGCGGACTGGGGTGGTCGATGACCTCCCCGCCCAGCTTGGTCGCGGCCTCGATGGCGCGACCGACGTTGACGGTCTGGCCGCCGGTGTGGCGCAGGGTCGTCTCGTGGAGGGTCTGCAGGGCCGACACGGCGCTGTCTCGCCAGGCGAGGGCGGCCGAGGCCCTTGCCTCGGGCGTGGCTGCCTCCAGAGCCGCACGGGCCTCAGCGAGCCCCTGGAGGGCCTGCCGCGTCGTGGCGGCGTGCTGCCCGGCCTCGCCAAAGGCGGGCGACGTGGCCAGCTCGAGCCCGACGGCACGCACCTCGGGCACTGGCGAGCGTGCCAGGCCGACGGCGATCTCGTGCTGGGAGAGCAGGTCGGGTGCGTCGTGGGCCACCCTGGACGCCTCCAGCAACGCCTCCCGGGCCGGGCCCTCTGGAGCCGTCACGGCGCGGTCGAGCAGCTCCTTTGCCGCCTGGGGCGACGCAGGGGCGTGCTCCAGGAGCTGCTCCCACCGCTCGGGGATCTTCTCCTGGGCGTGGGCCAGTGCCTCGTCCACGGCTGCCGTGGCCTTGGGCAGCTCCTTGGCGAGCACCTCCTCGCCGAGTTCGGCCTTGTCGCCGAGCCGGTTGAGCGCGCTCTCGGCCTTGCCCAGGGCGGGCGCGACGTGCTCCGCGATGGCCCCGACGGCCTTGTCGATGGCTCCCACCGTGGCCCCACCGAACAGAGCTGCCGTACCCAGGTCGTGGAACAGCGCCTGTGCGGTCAGCGGCTTGTCCTCGATGATGGCCTCGGAGAGGTTGTCGCCAGCCTTGTAGGCCGCGCCCTCGACTGCTCCACGGATGACGGCCTGTCCGGTGCGACCGAGGCCGACCTCGGCGCCCAGCTTCGCGGCACCCTCGGCGGCAGCGCCAAGAGCCCGCGTCGGAGCCGTCGCCAGGCTCTTGGCGCGAGCCAGGACGCCCGCCTCTCCCGCGCCCTCGGTGACGAGGGACGGGAGGATGGCGCCGACGACCTCACCGCCCAGGGAGGCGTTGGGGCTGCCCTCCTCGAGCGCCTTGAGCGTGGCGGGGTTGACCGCGCCCGTCTTGGTCAGGAGGACGTCGGAGGCCCCGAAGGTGGCACCCCGGGCGGCGCCGGCCAGACCGGCGAGCACGGGCGAGGACTCGCCGAAGTCCTTGAGGCGCAGGGCCTCGAGCTCCTTGGGGTCGCTGACCTGGCGCCAGCCCTGGGCCTCGGCACCCTTGACGTCGCCAGCGTCAACGACGAAGGGGCGGCCCTCCTTGTCGAGCATCTGGACCTGCTGACCTGTGGCGCCTGCCTCGCTCACTTGAGCACCCCTGGGCGAGCCGAGGGCGGGGCCGAGCCGAACATGGGACGCCCGCCAGCCGTGACGAGGTGCGAGTCGACAGAGTCGCCGATGGCGCTGTCGAGCGAGTCGAGGACGGCGGCCGTGTTCGACTTGGGCGTCGTGAAGTCGTTACCGAGCGACTCCAGGTAAAGCTCCACCTGCGACTTTTGCAGGGCATTGCCAATGCCCTCCGACTGGTTGATGTTCTTGACGATGGTCTCCATCCGGCCCTTGTACTCGCCAGCCGCCTTGGGGTTGAGCCACTTGGACGAGGAGCCCCACTGCCGGAGAAGATCTTTGGCCTCTCGGATGAGCCGCTTGGTGGACTCGGCGGAGGCCACCACCGGCTTGAGGCGGGCGGCGTCGGCCTTGTCGGCGAGGACGATAGGCGCACCGTCGCGGGTGAAGATGGCACGCTCTCGCTCCTCGGGCAGAAGCTGGCCCGAAGCCACCGCCCGCTTTCGGGCCTCGGCGGCGTCCTTGTTCTGCTGGATGGTCTGCCACTTCCCGGCGATCTCGGCCTGAGCGAGCCCGTGCTGGTCTGCGTGCCCCTGCATCTTCGCGGCGTGCTCCTGCTCGGCCCTGTCGAGCGAGGCCAGGGCGGCCTTACCGTTCGCGATGATCTGGGCGTCCTTCGCGCCCGCGAGTTGGTCGGAGACGATGCCCTTGGCGGCCCGGATCATCTCCAGCTTGGCCCCGGTCGTCGCTGCTGCGTCAGACAGTCCACGGTCGCGGAGCATCTTGTAGATGCCGGGCTGTGCGTCGACCCTGGCGCGCTTGGCGTTGCCCTCCTCGCGTTGGTGCTCCACGTCCTGGTTGACGAAGCGGGCGATGGGATCCTCGGCGGTGCCGCCTCCGAACATGTTCTGGTTGATGGTGTTCAGCGCGCTGGAGACGACGGCCGCGAAGCGCTGCCCGGTCGTCCTGGTGCTCCACCACCTGTTCCTGTCGGGCACCTGCTTGGCGAGGTCGTCGACCCCCTTCTGGTAGTCGGCCAGCACCTTGCCGCTCTCGGCCTCGGCCACCTGGCGCTTGAGTTCGCCGTCGCGGATGGCGCTGATCTCGTCCATCGCGTTGGCGGCGTCTGACTCGCGCTGGGCCCTGGCCGCTGCGAGGTCGGCGTTCCCTCCCTCGATGGCGGCCTGCTTCGCCGCCGAGGGGCCGGCGGGCTTGGCTGGTGTTGCCGCACCCTGGCTCTGTGAGCGAACGGGGGCCGGAACGCCAGCCGGGACGACGGGCACGCGAGGCGCGGCCGGAAGCTCCCAGGGGGCAGGAGCGCCGCCACCGCTGAGGGCCTGCCGGGCCTGGGCATCGCCCTGGGCGAGCACGTCCACCGACCAGGGGCCAGGCGGGAGCGGGTCGGCCATCGGCTGGGCGATGGGCGCCATCGTCTGGGGGTCGAGCTGCTGGCCGCTGCTGTTCGTCCAAGGGCTGGGCTTGGAGGTCTGCAGGTACTTCCACAGCATGTCGGCCGGGTCCTGCTGCGTGAGCTGGCCACTGGTCTGCGTGCCCCTCCGCTCGCGGTCGGCGTCGTCGAAGCGCGGCATGTCACATCACCCCACCGGCCAGAGCGCCGGCACCGCCAGTGCCCAGGCTCAGCGCCGTCTTGAAGGCGCCCTTTTCGAGCGCGTCGGCCTGCCCCATCTTCGCCATCTGGATCTTCCGCAGGTACTCGTTCCAGGCGTCGTCAGCGGCGCCCATCTGGGCCTGTGCCCACATGTTGTTTGCCGCGTTGCCCTGGGCCCACTGGGCCCGCCCCAAGGCGTTCTGCATGTTGGCCTGCTGGCCAAACTGGCCCTGGGTCAGCCCGTACTGGCCGCCCAGCCCCATGTCGGCGCCGAGCTGCTGGTTGTACGCACCCGCGTTGAACAGCCGCGCCTGCTGCTCCAGGTCGGCCTGACGCATCGCGGCCTGCATGTCGCTGTCGCGCATCTGCCCCGCCAGCGAGGCGATGCCCTGCTGTGCGTTGAGCTGCTCCTGGGCGCGCATCTGGGCGGCCTGCTGCCCGGCCTGCTGGCTCTGCTGGGCGCCCACCTGCTGGGCCTGGTGAGCGGCGAACTGACCCGGGAGCCCCGAGGCTCTCGTCGCCATCGCGTTGGCCGTGGCCTCGTCGGCGCCACGCTGGAACATCGCGGCGCCTGCGCTCGGGCCCTGGCCGCTCGCCTGCTCCTGCAGACGACGCATCAGGTTCTCCTGCGCCACCTTCCCGAAGTAGCCAGCCAGGGGACTGATCTGGGCGGCGTCGGCCCGCTGCACCATCCCCCGGCCCTGGGGTGCCTGCCCGAGCTGGGCCGCCTTGGCGCCCATGAAGTCGCGGCTGTCGAGCGTGGGGGCGTAGTAGCTGGGGTCCTTGTAGCCCTGCGGCTTGACGTCGATGAGGCCGAGCATGTCGCTGCCGCCGCCTGCTCCTGCATATCTGCTGGTCGCCATGCTGCCTCCTTGGTGATGCCGGTATCAGTTTAGCCCTTCTGACGGGCCGCAGCCTGCTTCGTGACCTTCGACCTGGGCATCCACTCCAGAGACACCTGACTCCAGGCCATGCCCTCTGTGCTCACATCGGCGTCGAAGGTCTCGATCAGCTTGAACTTCATCGACCTACACAGGCCGTGGGACAGCTCCAGGCGGAGGCTCCCGCTGGAGCCATAGGCGCCGTCGTCGGTGATGGCCGAAGTCAGGACCGTGTCGATGTGCTGGATCGCGGTGGTCTCGCCGCCGTCCCGGTAGACCTCCAGGCGCCACTGACAGGCATCCTTCAGAGTCCCGAGGACATACAGATGGAGCGCCCGGATCCACGCGAGCGGCCCGGCTGGCTGGATCCAGGGCGTCTCGATGGACTGGGCAACAGCCGTGGACCCGTCGAGCCAGGAGGCCGGGGTCTCGATGGTGACGGTGGACTGGGTGCCGTCGATGTAGACGGCGAGGTCTCCGTACAACGTCATGTCCACCGGCGTCAGCCCACTGTGCCTGGCCCACTGGCCCGTGAGGGTGTCGAGCACCAGGACGCCGGAGGTGTAGACCCATCGGACCTGGGTCTGCCCGCTCATCGTCTGGCAGCCGTAGATCGTCCCTGAGCCGAGGGCGCCCTCCACCGGGGCCCCGACGTACTCCAGGGCCGTGCCACGGGTCAGGAGATGGATGCCTCGGGCGCTGGCGAAGTAGACGCCCTCGGCGGCAGGCGTGACGCCATCCATCGAGAGCGCGCCCTGATCGAGCGGCAGCATGGCGCTCTGGAGCGTGCTGCCGTTGAGCAGGTCGTTGGGCGGAGAGCCCGCGACGATGCCGATGCGGGTGCGGCGGAAGGCCGCCAGCTTCTCGTCCATCGCCGCGATCGCCGTGATCGCCCCTCCGGCCGGGTCGAGCGGGTAGACCAGCGCGGGGCTCCATCCCGGGAAGCTCGTCGCACCGGCCTTGCCGATGGCGATGGCTGCCGGACTGGTCTCGAGGCCCGCGAGATAGAGGCGCTGCTGCCGGCTCGCAGCCATCGTGCAGGGAGGAGGCGGGAAGTTCTCCAGCTCCTCGCCGAGCCCGCCCGTCGTGTAGATGGGCGTGAGGCCCTTCGCGCCCTGCTCGATGGTCCACGTCACACCGCCATCGGTCACGGTACTGTCGAGCGCGGTGGGCCAGGCAGGCTTAGCGCCCGAGCTCGTCCCTGCCGTCGTGCAGCGCCCCTGGATACCCGGGGTGGAAAGAGCGGCGACGCGGTCGCCCACCGCGTAGGCCGTCGAGGGCGCCCAGAAGGCCGCAGGCGTGTCGCTGACGCTGTCGATGATGGTGACGCTGGAGCGGCTGGTGTCGTTCGGGACCGATGCCACGGGGCGGTAGGTCGTCCCACCGTTGTCAGTGCGATAGAGGACGACGCGGACGCCTGTCTTGGTGGTGAGTCGCAGGGTGTCGACGGTGACCGCCGAGGCACCGCTCGAGGAGATGGTGGAGGCTACGGACAGCGCCAGCGAGGGCGCAGAGCGGTGGGTCTGGCCCTTGGCGTCCGTCCACTCGTAGCAGGCCCTGTAGGAGCGCGTGCCTGCGCCCTGGGCGCCTCGCCCAAGGAGGCCGACACAGGTCCATGTCACGCTGTTGTCGGTGACTGTCGCGCCGATGGTCGTGGGCCAGGTCGGCTCTCCGCCCGCCGTCGTGCCGCCGCCTGTGGTGGTGTACCAGTAGCCGTTGCGGGTTGTCGGGCGCACCATGTCGCCAGCAGCGACGGTGACGCCAGCTGCCCAGGCGTGGACGTAGTAGCCCACGCAGCGCCAGGTCACGGTGCCGTCGATGACGGTGGCGCCAATCGTCGTCGGCCAGGTCGGCTCCCCGATTCCGGTGGTGCCGGCGTTGATGACCTCGTAGACGCGCCCGTTCTTCTGTGTCGGCACCCGCTGGTCACCGACGAGGCGGGCGACGACTCCGGCCCAGGCGAGCAACACCTGTTCACACACGACCTGCCCGGTCACCGAGGCGTCTGTCGCGGTGAACTCGGGGAAGAGGAGGAAGCCTGCCTCCGCGAGTGCCTGGCCGTCGTAGAGCTGGGGCAGCGAGCCGGGGATGAACAGACTCTGCCCCTGGGGGGCGCTATGGGGCCGGATCGTGGGGTCGAGGTCGGCCAGCGCCAGCGCCCGGAGGGCCACCGAGGCCCCAAGGTCGTCCGTCGTCGAGAGGCCGAGGACGGAGAGGTAGTGCGTCCCGCTGGTGACGAGCGCGGGCAGAGCGGGGCTCTGTGCCCCGGTCGAGGTCGTACCGCGCAGGTTGGGGTCGTCGGCAGCCTGGAGCGCCAGGGCTTTGCCGATGAGCGTCCCGGAGGCGGTCATCAGGTAGTACGCGCTCTGCTGGCCGGTGTGCTGGAGCACCCAGGCCAGACCGGTCGAGTAGCCCGAGACGTAGACGGCCTGGCTCGCCACGGTGACACCGTAGGCCACCGTCGAGAGGGCCACGTCGACCGCAGTCCCATCGGCCTTGACCGTGCCCACCATGACATAGGAGGTCTTTGGGTCCGCGAGCGGGTTGGGGTGGACACCCGCCCAGACGCTCCAGCCGGTGCCGTTCCAGCAGGCGCTGGCCGTCTTGACGATGGCGGGGCCCAGGTCGAGCACCTTGACGTCACCGACGGCGACATGGGTGCTCGAGTAGACCCAGGCGTGCAGCTCGCCCACGAACTCTTCAGACAGCAGGAGCACCCGACTGTGGGCGCTGTCCCAGGCCATGACGAAGGCGCCGGATGCAGTCGTGTACGAGGTGCCGAAGGTGGCGGTGGACGTGGCCGCAAGAGTGGTGGTGTTGACGTAGATGAGCTGGTTGTTGGCCGTGCCCGAAGCGGCCCGGCGCACGGCGACGTTGACGGTGCCGGCCGGGCCTGTGCAGGCCGCGAGCGCCATCGCGCCCGAGTAGGCCGAGCTGCTGTTGATGGTGACGATCGAGCCCCAGCCAGAGCCGGGGGACGAGGCCGCCAGCCTGCGCCCCTTGAGGCCGCCCGAGTCGGTCCAGAGGACGAGCACGGCGCCGTCCTGGGCGATGGCGCAGAGGTGGGTCGCGGCCAGGCTCGACAGGGCCTCGGCAGAGCGGACGATGGCGCCCGTGGTGGCGTCCTGGGTCAGGGCGTAGACGAGCCCACTTCCCTTGTCTCGCCAGGCAGTGACGACGACGGGGGAGGACACGGCGACGTCTCCCAGGTCCACTCCTCGGGCGGCCTGAGCCACCGTCTTGGAGGTCGAGCCCAGCGCGAAGCAAGCACCCTTGGAGGTCCACGTAGCGGGTCCAGGCGCATACGCATAGAGGGCCGTCGGGGTCTGGACGAGCGGCAGCCCGTCGTGGGTGTGCAGCACACGCCCGGTTGAGGGAGCGCCGGTGCCGAGCGGGGCGGTCCCGGGGCGCTTCTTGAGCATCCCGGGTCGGTCAAACGTGCAGTTGACCAGGTCGAGCAGGCGCGGGGGCTGGACAACCTCGGGCGCAGCCTTGGAGTCGATGCCGCCCGACAGGATGATGGGGAGCGTCTCGCTGGAGATGGGCATGTGTCACCAGGTGGAGAGGGCCACGCGCAGCCAGGAGCCCGACGAGACGCAGACGTAGAGGTAGCCGCCAGACAGCGCGACGTCGCCCTGCTCGCCAGGAGACGCCGGGGTAGCTGGGGCCTGGGCGACGAACTGCAGGCCGGTGAGGCTCTGCAGCTCGCTGGCGACGGCGTCCTGCAGTCGCTCGAGGTCGGTGGGGGTGACCGTCTGGCCCGTCACCCGATGGCGGCGGGGCGCGTACCTCACCAGCGGCCCCCGCGAGCTGTCCGGGTCATGCCCCAGGAGTCGCCCATGTCGCGGTCTTGCCCGAGCGTCTCCACCATCGCCTTGACCTCGTCCCGCTCGCGGACCCAGCCCGCGTAGTCATCGGCCAGGTTGAGTTTGCGGCAGACCTTCGCGCAGACGTCGCAGATCACGTACTCGTCGAATCGATTGAGGCTGTCGAAGGTGTCGCCGTCGGCAGAGAGGACGGGCGCGGTCGGGTAGTAGAGCAGCGAGATGGAGCCGCCCGTGTACGACAGCGGCAGGACGTAGAGGTAGGCGTCGGCGATGTAGTACGCGAGCGCCGGAGAGACCCGGTTGAAGAAGGTCTGCAGCTCCGGCCAGTTCGTGTAGCGGTTCTTCTCGGCGATGCTGACGCGCTGGCAGTCGAAGGTCTGGCCGCCGCTGAGGAAGTCGACCTTCTTGTCCTTGAAGAAGTCCGAGGCGAGCGCGTAGCTCGCCGCCCCGGTGAGCGTGATGCTCTGCGTCTTGAGCAGGTGCTCCGAGTCGACCCCGACGAGGTACCCGTGGAGCTTGGCGAGCGAGGCGTTGATGTAGCCGTTGAGCTCGGGGTCGGTGACGATGTCGGAGTTGACCAGGCCCACCCGGAGGCGGACCTGATCCCGCATCGTCAGCAGCGACACCAGGCTCGCCATGACTACACCGCCCGGACGTCGTCGGCGTCAGCGCCCGTCGCGATGTAGCCCGCGAGGTCGATGCGGTCGCCGTCGCTCATGTTGGTGAGCGTGCCACCGACCCGCCACTCGATGGACAGCGTGGTGATGCCGCTGGACCTCGTGATGGCCTGGACGACCGCCGTCACGTCGGACGAGCTCGCCGCCCTGGGGTTGCAGGCGGTCAGGAAGAAGCGCCCGCCCGTCTGGCCCGGGAGCCGGTTGGCCGCTGCGGGCCCCACGGTCACCTTGTACTTGCCGGTGGCCGAGTTGTAGATGGGCGTCGTGAAGCCGTGGCCGTACTCGATGCTCGGGTCGTTGGCCCCGCCGCTCGAGTTGGCTTTGAGGACGCAGGCCACCGCGATGGACTCGCGGAAGGCGCTGCGCTGCCAATAGGAGTTGTTGCCGCTCATGGTCGTCTCCTGTCGCCCTGGTTAGGCGATCTTGGCGCGGCAGGAGCGCCCCGGGGCCTTGCTCACGAGGTTGCCGTAGAAGTTGAAGCGGATCTCCTCGGCGGGGGCGGTGGCGGCGCGCAGGAACTCGAGGCCGTCGATGTCGTTCAGGCCCGCGATGGTGCCGCGAGAGAAGATGGTCCAGTCGGCGCGCTGCAGGAGCACCAGGTCGGTGCTGGGGCAGTCGCGGTCCTCCATCACCTCGATGGTGCCGTGCGGCGTCACGACCCGGACGCCCTTGAAGAGGACGTTGGCGACGTCGTCGCTCTTGACGTCGCAGTAGACGATCTTGGAGCCCAGGTCGTTCAGCAGCGACTGCATGAAGCTGCTGTTGCAGAGCAGCGTGTCGGGACGACCGCCGCCGATCTGGAAGGCCTTGAAGGCCATCTTGCTGATCGTGTCCTGGGGCGAGAGCAGACCCTCGGAGGTGAAGTCGATGTACTGCATCGCCATGCGGCGGGCATCCACCGAGCGGTTGGTGCCGCAGAACGAGTCGCTCGTCGAGATGGAGCTCGGGCCGTAGCTGGCGAAGCCGTACATCTTCAGCGGAGTGCCGCCGTTGTCGGCCGCGTCGCCCTTCACGAACAAATAGTCGTTGTTGGCGAAGCTGGTGATGGTGCCCGAGTAGGTGATCGTGCCATCGGGCTGGATGTTGGTGATGGTGGCCGTGCCGGAGCGCAGCGCACCGGTCGTCGTGTCGGACGCCACGAGCACCATGTCCTGCTCGAAGTTGACCAGGTCGTTCAGGTTCTTCGGCTTGAAGGTCTGCCCGGAGAGGCTGGCCACCTGGCCGCGAGCGCCAGAGGCGTCCCGGTACAGGTCGATGTTCAGGTCCCGCATCAGGTTGTCCTGTGCGGTCTCCATGTTCTGGGTCAGCAGGTCGAAGAACGCGCCCTCGCCCTTGTTCTTCGAGGCGAGGATGTCCTCGTCGTTGATGTAGGCGTTCTGGAAGTTCTGGACCGTCGGCACCCGGAACTTCTTGACGCGGCCGGCGCTCTGGGCGCTCTGCGCCGAGGCGAACGTCGCGCTGCGGCCCTGGCTCGCGGTGATGGCGAGGGGGACGACGAACGAGTCGCCCGCGAACTTCTCGTCCTTTTTGATGAGCGCCAGCGCAGGCCTGTCCTTGTAGGCCAGCGAGTTGTCGTAGTCCTTCGAGAAGTAGTCCTTGAGGGCGTCGCGAACCTTCGAGTCAAGAGCCATGAGGGCACCGGTTGGCGCCGGTGCTCCCCGTCTCGCCTCAGAAGAAGTTGGGATGGTGCGCTAGTGATACGCGCATCACTATTGGAGGCTAAGCACCAATCCGGCTACACGTCAAGTCGGAACACGTCCTTGACGTTGACGGAGCAGATCGAGGGCTTGCCCTTCCGCACCTCGATCGCGCCCTCGATGACGGCAAAGCCCTCGCCGCCCTCCCGCCCCTCCAGCACGGCGAGGAGGCGCGGCCGGAGCTTGGCGACGAACGTCTGGATGGCTTCCTCGGTGTCCTGGCGGGGTGTTCCCATGTCACTTGCTCCTCATCAGCGCGAGAGCGCGCTCTCGCTTCTCAGCGCGGCTGAGCGGCGCACCAGTGGAGGTGCCGGACTGAGCACCCTGGGGCACGACGCGAGGGGGTGCTGCCTTGGCCTTCGCGTCGGCCTCTGCCTTGGCCTTGGCAGCGTCGCGGGCCTTGAGGGCGTCCTCCAGGATGGAGGGGTCGGCCTCGAGCATCTGCAGGGTCTTGGCTCGTATGTAGCCGGCATGCTTCTGGACGACGTCGGCCACGTCGACCTTCTGCCCCTGGGCGCGGAGGTGACGGACGCCAGCGACGACGGCCTCGGGCGCGATGCCTTCGAGCTCGAACAGCTTGGCGACCTTCGCGTCGGACATCACCGGGCGGACCTCGGACAGCACCTCGCGCTGGGCGTCGCGCTCGCGCAGCTCGGCCAGCTCGGCCTGGAGCTTCTTCGACGCGGCCAGGGCCTGCACAGCCTCGGGGCTCGTCGGGGTGCGCCCGGCCACGACTTTGGCCAGGTCCTGGAAGCTCTTGCCGGTCTGCTCCTGGAGCAGCTCGATGAGCAGGTCGGGGTGATCCTTGGCCTGCTCCATGCGCTCGGCCAGGGTGCGATAGGGCGACAGCTTCTCGGCCTCGGCCTTGAGCGCCTGCTCCTTGGCGGAGAGGCCGGAGAGGCCCGTCTCGTACTTGCTCCGCATGTCGAGCAGCTCGGCCATGTTGATCGTCGGCTGGGCACCGGTCTGCGCGGCCTGGGTGGTCTGCCCAGCGGCCTGGGTCTCGCCGCCCTCGGTGCTGGTCGTCTGGCCTTCGGTGGTCTGCGTGGTCTCGCCGTCCATGTGCTGTGCTCCTTACTGGCCCACGGGGAGCAGGTCGCTCGTGGGTGCTGACTGGGGTGATGCCATCGGCGCCGAGGGTCCGGGGCCTGGGGTTGGCTGTGGCGGCTGGTTCTGCTCGATGAGGCCCTGTGCCTGGGCGATCCACTGGCGAGCCAGTTCCAGGCGCTCGTCGCCGGGCTCCAGCATCGTCGAGGCTCGGGCGTACTCGTCGAGCATGGCCTGACGGGCGCCGGGCAGGTCGATGAGCGGGTCGGGCGCTACGAGGCGCTTGTGGCCGAAGATCTGCTCGCAGACCCAGGAGATGTAGTCCTCGCTCGCATACTCGCGGGTCGTGACCGCCGACAAGTCGGGGTAGTCGAGCAGCCGCATGGCCTTCTTGGGCGGCAGCCAGCCCGCCTGACTCATCTCGATGGCGCTCTGCAGCTTGCCCTCGGGCGTCGAGGGAAGGAGGTTGGTCGGCCAGGGCACACAGACGGCATCGTTGGCTACCTTGCCCTTGAGGCTGGAGACCTTCACCCGGCGCAGCTTGCCCTGGTACGGCGAGACGACCTCCACGCCACCGTCCTCGGTGGCGATGTCGCGCATCAGTACGGCGGCGTCGACGTGGAGGGCCTCGTAGCTGCGAGCGTCGACGACGAGGCGCTGGGTCTGGACGTCGGCATAGGCCCGGATGGCGCGGCCCGAGTCGAGCCCAGCGGGCTTCATGCTCTGGGCGCTCATCTGGGACACGCCAGCGATGGCGTAGGCCTGCTGCATGACCCAGTCAAGAAAGGTCGTGAACTGCTGGAAGACGGGCGGCGTGGCCTCGAAGCGGGGCGCCGTGCCCGTGTACTCCCAGACGTCCCCGATGCGGTTGTTGACCTGGGACTTGATGATCTTCGAGCCGCGCTCGATCAGCACCTTGAGCGTCGCGGCCTCGATGGCGTCCATCAGCGCGTAGAGGTTCTGGTTGACCAGGCGCTGCAGGACGGTGAGCAGCTCGGGCAGACCCGAGCCCCAGAAGCCACCCGTGGAGGGCGTGAAGCGCATGAAGGCGAAGGGGAACCGCTGCAGCGTCCACTCCTCGTCACAGATCGCCACGTCGTTGCAGGCGATGATGTGGCGACCGTCGCCGCAGCCCTCGGCGCTCTCCAGGTGCCAGCTCTCGACGACCTCAACCATGTCCGCCTGCTGCTTCGACTGCCCAGCCTGCTTGACGGTGCGAGCGGGCGGGGCGCGCTCGATGGCCTCGCGGATGGCCTCCGGCTGGCCCTTGAGCATCGCGAGCAGTACGGTGCGGTCGGCGATGTAGTGATGGATGAGCTGGCGCGGCTCGCCATAGCGGGCGTCCAGGTCGTCCACCAGGAGCTCGAAGGGGAACACCCGCTCAGCGCGCATGCGGCGGTTGCTGTCGCAGTACACCTTCACGGCACCGGTGCCGTACACGGCGGCATCCAGGGCGACGAGCGGGGCCAGGCGGCGGAAGCGCGTCTCGTGGAAGCAGCCCTCCGTGAACTGCTCGAAGGTCTTGGCCAGGCGCTGCTGGTCAAAGGTGCCGTCATCGGTCAGCCAGGTGACCTTGATCTGCTCCTTGGCGAGCTGCGAGACGTAGGTGTTCACCACCGACCGGATGACGTTGAGCCCGAAGCGGTCCTGCATCAGCTCGACGGTGGGGGCCACGTCGGCGAAGCCCACCGACAGGAAGCTAGAGAAGGCGTCGGGGCGCAGGCCCGCGAAAAGGCGCGCGTGCTTGAAGCCCGCCTTGATGCGCTGGCGCTGGTCGACGACGAGCTCGGCACAAGTGGCAATCACCGACCGGGCCCTGTCCTCCGGCGTGTCTCGCTGCCACCACCTCTTGATGTGAGTCATCAGCGCTTACCCTTCTGGCGGTGGAGCGCCTCGCTCTGGGTCGGCGCCGGCGCGGGCGCGGGGGTGGGCGGAGGAGGCTCAGGCTGCCTCTTTGGCTCGGCGGCGAAGTTGATGAGCACACAGGCCGCGACCGGGATACAGGCGAGCCGGGCGCCGCTCGCGTCGAGCACGTCGATCACCTGGGCGTCGTCGCTCATCTCCCAACGGTGGCCGGAAGCGGGCGAGTAGAGCGACTGCGTGCCCGCGAAGATGGTGGAAGGCACCCAGCCCGGCTTGTTCAGCACCACTCCAGATACGGTGGCTCTCATTGCTCGCTCTCCGGCTGGGTGTGGTGGATGCCCAGTTCGTCAACCTCGACACCTGCGCGACCGACGCCCTTCAGCACCGGCGAGATGACGAGCTCGACGGCGCGCTGTCCGTCCCTGAGCGAGACCTGGCGCACGCCTCGGGCGGCGAGGTCATCGACCAGGTCCAGCAGGTCCTTCTTGGTGACTGGCATCATTGGCGTTCCCATCCCCAGCGCTCCTCGTGCTCTTTGGCCAGCAGGCGCTCTATGGCGCGCTGCTCCATCTCGTCCTCGATGCGCTGCGGTCGGTCGACCTGCTCGGGCACCTGAACCTCAGTCCCCGACAGCTCGGCGAGGGCGTAAACCAGGGCGTCCAGGCGGTCGGGCGAACGCTGGCCGGTGCCCGGCTGCCAGGTGGCGAGCTGGTCCTCCAGGGGCCCGAAGTGGCCGACGTGGGAGACGCGGCCCTGCTCGTAGAGCATCGCCACGGGCTGCGCCCGGACCTCCTTGGCGTGCTTGGCGCGCACGGTCTTGACCTGCACGCTGCCGTCGACCTGGCGCAGGGCCTGGGAGACGAGGTCGCCGCCCTGGTTGACCTCGGCCACGATCGCAGCGGCCTTGGCATCGTGGTAGGCGGCCACCGCGAGCCGAGCCCAGGCATCGACACTGTGGCGTCCGCTGAAGTCGTCGAGGACGTAGAAGTGGCCGAGGTCGTCGACTCCGCAGACGACGATTCCGGCCTCGTCGCTGTCGTCGCCAGCCGAGACGGAGGGGTCCAGGCCGACGACGACACGCTCCAGCACGGGCTTCTGGAAGCGGCGACGGGCATCGATCCAGGGGCGCTGCCAGAGAGCGCCGGCCACGTCGTCGAGCAGCTCGGCCTCAAGCTCCTGTCGGCCCAGTCGGGTGCCCTGGTACTTCCGCAGCAGCTCGGCGACGAAGGCGGGCGCGAGGTTCTTGGTGTTGTCGCTGGTCTTGCCCTTGATGACCCTGGTCAGCGGGTCGGCCACCAGGCTGCGGATGATGGGCGTGGGCCTGGGCGTCGTGGTGATGACCGCCTGTGGACTGTCGCCGAGGCGCAGACCCATGACGGCCTGGTCCCAGGCTTCGGGGTAGCGCCAGGCAGCCAGTTCGTCACACCAGAGCTTCGCGTGCTGCTTGCCGCGCAGGCGCTCGGGCTCGTCGGCGGTGAAGATGAGTGACACGGCCCCGTTCGGCCAGCGCAGCTTGCGCTCGTGCTTGACGTAGACCGGGCGCTCGTCGGCGTGGCACTTGGCGAGGATGCCCGACTCACCCTCCACCATGATGTCTCGGGCGTCGTCGACCGTGGCGCCGATCAGGTTGACGCGGGGCTCGACCTTGACCCACCGCTTCACGCCCTCGGTGCCGGTGCGCGTCTTTCCCCAGCCTCGGCCAGCCAGGTAGAGCGCGAAGCGCCAATCACCCGAGGGCAGGAGCTGCTCGGGCCGGGCCCACAGCGGCCAGAGGTAGGGCGCTCCCGCGAGCTGCTCGGGCGTCATCGCCGCCAGCACCTTGGCAGAGCCGTACTTGCGGACGGCCTCCTCGAGCGGAGAGGCGCTCATCGGAACACCAGCCCGAAGCGCTGCAACCTGGCTTCGACGTGCGCCCGGATGGCCTGAAGCGACCGACAGTAAACGGCGTTTGCCTCTCGGTGTGCCTGGTCCAGATCGTAGAGGCGGCGGCCGACCTGTTCAGCGTCGGCTGGCATGTCCTCAGGGATCGAGTGCACCCAGCTCCAGCCGTATCCGTCCCAGAGCTCGCACTGGGGGTCGGTGTCGAACACCCTCAGGCTGTAGTAGCCTGGAAGAGCGGGCAGCCTGACCCATGCCCGGACGTCGGGACGAGCAAGCGCACCGATGACCGCCTGTTTCTGGGCCTCCCAGGTGGCGCTGCACACGGCGAGGGCCGCGTCGGCTGCCGCCTCAAGCTCCTCAAGGGTGGGCACACTCACGGCGTCACCGCCTGGCGCTTCCGTCTCGCCTCGTCCATCGCCTTCCACCGGGCGTGGCAGCCGCAGTCACAGCGGACAGCCTGGGCATGTGATGGCCTGGGTGTGGCCTTGCGGCCTCTGGCGTACTGGAGCACCTGTGGAGACCTCGGGCCAGGGCATGGGCAGCAGGCGCTCACTTGTCGCCCTCCAGGCGCTGCAGAGCCGCCAGCACCTGCTTGGCCATCGCGTCGGTGTCGACGAGGTCTTTGCCGTCCTTGCCGGTCACCTCGACCGCCTGCGAAGCCTTGCCCCATCCCTGCTCGATGACGAAGGAGGCGGACGCAGACGCGATCTTTCGCAGGGCGTTGGCAGCCTCGCTGGTGTCGGTCTCGTCGAGCGCCAGGGCAGCCTTGATGTTCTTGCGGTGCAGCTCTCGGGCGTCCTCGGAGTCGTCGCGCATGCCGTCGCGCCAGCCCTCGACGGCCTTGGGTCGGCCAGCGCGGTTGATGCGCGGGTCGCCCTTGGTGAAGGGCACCCCCTTGGGCATCTTCCGCTTGGGCTTTGGCAGGACGTCGGACATGACCCGCTGATGATACGCGTATCACTAAGCAGCGGCAAGCACACGGCAGCAGTGGTGTCAACAGGGGCTGGGTGACGGGCTAGCGGAGTAGGGTCCGGGGATGCGCTACCTCATCCCACTCCTCGTGCTCACCGGCTGCTCCACCACCATCCATCAGGCAAAGGGGCCCCAGGGCCAGCGCTGGCTCGAGGTCGACTGCTCGGGAGGTCGGGTGAGCGACTGCCTGAACGCCGCAGCCGAAGCCTGTGGGGGCAACTACCAGCCGGTGAGCCCTGGCATGACGCGACTGGGCGACCCGGCACACATCCAGCTCTTTGGCACCAGCCTGCCGATCAAGGAGCAGCTGCTCTTCGTCGAGTGCCAGGGTGGCGGCACGCCCGACCCCGACAAGGCCCGGAAGCTCAGGGAGCTGGAGGCCGAGATGGAGCGGGCGAAGCCGAAGGCGCCGTAGCGTCGGGCTCCTCCTGGCAAACGTCGCGGCACGGGCCTGGGTGGTGGAGCTCCAGGACGCACCACCTGGGGTCGCCGCACAGGCTGCACGTCCCCTGACTCTGGCTATCGCCGCAGTCGGGCGGAGGTGTCGGGGTCCAGAGGGCGCTCCCAGGCTGGCGCTCGTAGGTCATCGGCCAATCCTCCGCTGCTCCCTGGGGCGTTGCCACTGTTTCGGCCACCTCTCCCCTGGGTCCGGTCGCGTTCGCTCGCCAGCGGGCGCCACGGTTCGCGTGGGGTGGCTTCCTGGGGTGGTGTGTTCACCAGCTCGGGAGTTCCGCCGTCACGCCCCAATAAGGGGCAGTCGCGAACCGGGACACGCCTTGACCCTGAAGGTGTGTCCAGGCGCTTTTGCTCTGATCTCGGGCACTTACAAGAAGCCGGGACTGGGACACACCCTGGACCGGCAACCTCTCTACAAACACGAGATCACAACCTCGATCTTCCGCCAACACCACACCGAAACAGGCCATTGCTACCGGCTGAGCTTTTCTCTCTGTCCTTCTGTCCCAGAAGTAGAAGAAAGAGAAGCTAGGTGGTCGCAGAGTGCCGTAAACCCTGGGACACACCTTTAGGACAGACACCCGAAAGGCACCGTCCCACGCAAACGTCTGTCCCAGCCGACAGGGCCCGCAAAAGCGAAGGCGGAGCCCATCACAGGACCCCGCCAGCACAAGCTCGCCCACCTCCTGCGAGTAGCGCCAGGTCACGCGCTCGTCTCCGTCGTCGACTCCGAGCATGGCAGCCACCTCGTCGCGAACGCTCTTGAGGGCTCCAGCGTTGTTGTCGTCGTCCATCGTCCTCGGCCCGATGCGGACCAGCGTCACCACGCAGGGAACCGAGGGCCGCACGGGCTGACCGAGCCAGGCCCAGCGGATGACGCGGCGGATAGCGTTGGTCTTGCGGCGGCGGACTGCCCAGTGCAACCGACCATTGAGGCCGAGCGAGGAGTCGCAGCGGCAGCTGGCGGTGATGACGAGCCTCACAGCACCACCTCCTCCCACCCCACGGGCGGGGCGCAGAGCCCATGCCGGGAGAGGGCGAACTGACGGATATTGCGGTTGCCTCGGAGCGTCAGCGGGACCCAGTACGGCCGACGCGTCCTGCCTGACCCATCTCGCCGCGGAACGAACTGGGTCCACATCCGCACCTGACCGCGTGGGCCCACGGCCACCAGGCGCAGCGGCGGCACCATCCCAAACAGCGCGCTCGGCTCGTCTATCTCCGTCTGCTCCAGCCGCCCCTCCCACAGCACCGTGCCGGGTGCCGTGGCGCGCAGGGCCTCGCGGACCTCTCTCGGGGTGGGGTAGCTCATGCCGCCCCCCTGGCAATCGACACCAGCAGTTCAGCGAAGGCCGGCGGCGTGATGTGGCGGGCCTCGCGGGCCATGAACTCCACGCGCTTTGGTGCTCCCGAGCGCCCACCCTGCCGGGTGGGCAGCTTCGAGCGCGGCACCCTGAACGCCCACAGCAGCGTCGCCTTGGGGGCCGGGAAACCGAAGTGGCCCTGCTCGACCCTCACCGAGTAGCCGAGCGAGTCGGCGCCCCGCCAGACGCCCCACGCGCCAGGTGGTGGCAGGCTGAACGCCTGCCAGGCACGGGAGCCTGCCGGGTGCTCGATGACGCCGCCGAACCGACGCACCGATGCGACGGCAGCCGCAAAGCACCCGTCATCGTCGCCGAGCTTGCCCGAGTAGGTCGGGCCGTCGAAGGCAAACAGGTTGCCCCACCGCTCGCAGGGCGGGTGAGCGACCACAGGGTGCGGGCCGGCGTAGGTCCGGGCGTCGCGCTCGATGCCCCACGCGTCCACGTCGGGCATGCGGGCGTACGGGCCCCGCTCGACGTCCACGTACAGCGCAGAGACGGGCCTCATGCCGCCCCCCGTCGCCGAGCCTCGACCCATGCCCGGGCGCCCTCGGGGCTGACCACCGCCTGGGTCGCGTGCTCCTCACAGAGCTCCATGCCCCAGACCTGCCCCGAGCTCGGTGACGTGCAGGCCTCGCAGGCCTTGGGTGGCGGCGGAGCTGCCGGGCGCTCCCACGCGCCGTATGTGCCGGCCCGGGCGGAGTCGAGCGCGGGACCTCCGCTCAGGGCCCACCCGAACGAGGCCACCCAGCCACGCGTCGACGGCTCCCAGAGCGCGCTATTGGCGCACACAAGCTCGAACACCCTCGCCCAGGTGGCGACGTCCGCCTCGCGTAGCCGCGCCAGCGCCTTGGCCCTCAGGCGCTGCGACAGAGGCCCTTTGAGGGTGGGTCTCCCCGTGGGCTCAGCCGCCTGCCTCCAGGCCTCGACGAGGGCCTCGGGTCCGCCGACGTCGGTCACCGGGAGGGGCACGGGGCGAACGGGCTCCGAGCGCGCCGCGTCTGCTGCAGCTTCTTCTCTATCTCCCTGTCTCTCTCCCTCTCCCTCTAGTCCCTGGATGCTCTGCGGACGGTCCGCGGACGCGCTCGGGACCGTCTTTGGAGCGTCCTTGGCGGGTCCTGCGACCGTCTGCGCCTTCTTCTCGGACCGGGCGAGCTCCTTCCGGGCCCGATCCCGCTCGAACTTGCTGATTTGGGCCCCCTGCTCATTGGCCCAGCCCTCGAGCATCAGCCCGCCCTCGACGACGACGAGGAGGCCGTGCGCGACCAGCACCTCGGCCAGCGAGGCACGACCGCCCCAGCCGGCCGCGGCGTCGAACACCTGCGCGGGCGTGTGGGCCTGGGTGCCCGGACGAAACACCCCATCCTGGTAGTGCTCGGCGGCCGTGCCCATGGCGAAGGCGATGTAGCCGTACAACTCGGCCACCCGCTTCCTGAGCTGCTTGGCCGCGAGGGCCAGCCGGGGGTCCCGCTGCCGACGGAGGTGCATGGGCAGCCACGGATAGGGGGCGCTCATCTCTCCACCCCCTCTCTCAGCTCCGCCAGCGCCTCGCGGGCTGCGTCACGCTCCCCGGCCACGCGCTCCAGCTCGCGGCGAGCCTCGGTCAACTCGGTCCGCGCCTTGGCGAGCTCGGTGAGGATGGTGGCGAAATGGTCGTTGCTCGCGGCCTTCCACGCCCCCGCCGCCTCGATGGCGAGCGAGAGGGGGTCCTGCGGCGTGGCGACGGTGCCGCCCTGTCTCGATGCGGAGGGCTTCATGGCTGCACCTCCACGACCTGGAGCCGGGGGCCTCGGGCCCGGGCGGCCCACACGCGAGCCAGGTAGACGAGGGACTGGCGGGCCTGCCTGCCCTCGGGGCTGCGGTAGAAGGCGGCACAGCAGGGCTTGCAGAACGCCAGGCCATCGCCCCGGGTGGTGCCGGGGCCGACAGCGGGCTCGGAGCAGACGGAGCAGGAGGGGGTGCTCATGCTGCCCTCCGCGAGCGCTTCCGGGGCGGGATGAGCTCGTGCCAGGCTAGGGCGACGCCGGAGACGCGCACGAGCTCCCGGGCAAGGTCAGGACTGGGACGTCGGTCCCCCGTGAGAATCTTCGAGATAGCGGCCTGGGTGACTCCCAGGAGCTTGGCCACCTCGACCTGGGTCAAACCCCGGTCTGCGATGGCCGCTCTCAGCTTCGAGATGGCTGGGTTGTTGGGCATGGCATGAATATACCCCACAGCCATACCGTCAGGCAACTTATCCGACCCCGTCGCGCTTGTATGACAGTCAGTTATCAGGTTCGATTTGGGCCCATGGCGCAGCGCGACCCCATAAAAGTGGCCCAGGGCCAGCTTCTCTCTCAGCGGATGAAGTCCGTCGGGATGACGCAGGTCCAGCTCGCGGAGGCATGCGGAGTCACGCAGGCCACCATCTCCAAGCTCTTGAGCGGCGACCGCAACCCCTCGGTCGAACTGCTCGGCAAGCTGGCGCAGGCCCTGGGTGTACAGCCTGCCCAGCTCATCCCCAGCGGCCCCACGGGCCCGAACGCCATCAGCCCCGTCCCTGTGCCACCCGAGCACCTACCGGAGGGGCTGGAGGGCTTCCTGCAGCGCCACGCCGAGCGACTTCGGATCGACGCCCGCGAGCGCTGGTACCTGGTGAACAGCCGTTTCCGCGTCGAGGCCTGGGTGACCCAGGATGACTCCTTCTGGACCGATGTCCTCGAGTTCTGGCGCGCCGAGCTGGGCAAGAAGCTCAAGCCGAGCACCAAGCCCGGCGCGTAGCACAAGCCCCTGACAGACCATGAAGCCCGGCTCGAGCGAGCCGGGCTTCATGCTTTGCGGGCCTGTGGTTACGCGGACTTGCGGGAAATCGACATGCCTGGCCTTGGCATGACTTGACAGGTTATGACTGCCTGCCATATACCTTGCTCATGACGCGGACGAACCGCGCCGGAGGAAGCCATGCCAACGCTGCCCAGGAACAGAAGATGCGAGTACTGCAGGGAAGCGCTCGCGGCCCATCACACGGGGACGCTGCACCCCTCGTGTGAGGTGCCCTTCGAGGCCGCCAAGGCCGCTGAAGAGGCCGAAGCGCTGTCTGAGCTGCACGCCTGGCTCGATGAGGTCTGGGAAGAGGCCGAGCTGGAGTCGGCGCACGATTTGGACTGCGAGCGGCTGATGGGGGTGGGCTGATGAACGCCCCCAGCCTCCGCCCCGCGCCCTCCGACTTCCCCCAGCGCTGCAACCGCTGCTGGGACAGCTACTCCCGAGCCGAGTGGGACGCCCTGCCCATCCACGTCAGCCCAGGTCTGGCCGCTGACGGCCGCGAGTACAGCAAGAGCCGCGAGACCTGGATCGAGTGGCGCAACTGCCTCTGTGGCGCCTCCCTCTGCGTCGACCTGCAGACCTACGACCAGCGCCTCGAAGACGCCCGAGCCGCCCTGGCACACGCTGAGCAGCGCCTGGGCATCGTCACCGCTCAGCTCGCCTCGATAATCCGCTCGTACGACGCCCGGGAGGCCGAGTGCGCCCGCCTCCAGGCCCGCGCCG